TATGCTGACACGATGCCGGTGCCGATGGTGGCGGCTACACTTACTCCTGCCATAGAGGCAAGGGAGAATGTCACGCGGGTTTTTCGGGTTTAGCGGGTTTTCTCTGAGTTCCTTTATCGGCACAATTTTGTCATGCGCGCAAAAAACCGGCCGGCCGTCTGCGAACGCTTTCGGCTCAGCGCTGGTGGTGTAGTCCATGTCGTTGATCTGTATCTCTTGACGATTGGCCTTCGTCTTTGTCTGGGTGATTTCGAGCGTTTTCTTTGATTTCGCCACTTAATCGCCTCCCTTCTGGTTTTCTTCCGGCTCCTGAGTTCCAAAACGAGCGATCGCGAGCTCGTTGTATTTGCTGTAAATAGCCTCGAAGGCTTTTTTCCATTCTGGCCCGTGTTCGTCGCCTACGGTTACGATATGGGCCAGCTCGTGCGCCAGCACCTCCGGTACTGCTCCCGCAGGGATATGTCCGGCCACTTCTATGAGTGGGAGAGTGCCGTCGTCTGGGAAGGTAGTGCAACCGACCATTTCCGTGCCGTCCTCGGCGGTGATTTTGTCAACCAGTATGGCCTCGTATTCCGTGCCCGGGTAAATTTCAGCAAAAGCCTGAGCCACGAGGCTGCTCGGATCGTTTAAGAATGGGCTTTTTAATAATTCCATGAATAACCTCCTGCAATATGTGGGAGGGCAACAAGGCCCTCCCTTGATGATCCCGACATTTGTGTCGGTGACATTATGCAATGATTGTGATCTTGTCTCTGTCCGGTATGTCTTTGAGCGCTTCCACGAGGTACGCCTTGACATTTGCTACCGCCTGAGACTTCCAGACGCCGCCGTCAGCAGCCACGAGCTTGAATACCGGAGCGCCGCCTCTGCCTTCGCTTACTCTGAAAACAAAGTCGCTGGCCGGCTGCTCAACCTCCAAAAATGTGCGGTACGGGATCAGATTTACCGGGTTCGGTACGAGCACGTTGTCCTTCGTGGTTATTCCGGTTTTCATAACTGCCTGCTGGGTGGTTCCGTTGTCTGAGAAGGTAGCCTCCTGAGTGTTCACGATGTTACTCGCCAGCATGGTGACAGCTTCGCGGTCGTCGCTTTCCTTGAAGCAGGACTGCATAGAAATGAGAAAACTCTCCTGATCGTATTCTCTGCCATACTCAAAACGAGGCAGCAGAGCATTGACCTCGAAAAGCGTCTCACGGTCACGCTCAGCAAGCAAGCCGGAGTATAAAAGCACCTTTGTTTCGTTTACTACCTGAATAATCATGCGGTCGCGCAATTCTTCGCGGTTTTCTTTGATATAGTCCACCAGCGAGGTGAGAGTGGTCGCAGAGATAGGCGCCGCCTTTTCCGGTGCGTCGTATCTTACGAGATCCTTCGTGCAGTATGTCTTGCCGTTAATCTCGACCGTTTTCGGATCTTCGGCCTTTACTGCCAGTCCTGTGATAAATGCGATAGCTTCCTTTATTCCTTCCATTGTTTCGTCCTCCTTATGCGTTTACGGCCTTTGGGCCCATTGTAATGACTTTGTGCTGGTTGCTTTTCGGTTGTTCTGTGGTTGTTGGCTGGTCGACCAGTGGGCGACCGTTCTCGAATACCTCGCCCGTCTCAGGATCGAAGTCTTTGCCCGGTACGAGTTCGCCTGCTGCCGCCTCTGCCTTTTCCTGCTCCTGATTGGCCGGAGCCTCTGCAGGCTTTTTATTTCTGTTTTTCAGGTCCAGAGGTTTGCCGGTTGGTGCTGGCTGCTGTTCTTCGGCGCCTGCTGCCGGCTGTGTCTCATTAGCAGCGGGAGTGGTAGCCTGAGCCGGTTCTGTTTCCGGTTCCTGAGTCTGTAAATCATTAAAAGACATTTGCCCGCGGATCTGGCCGTCATATTCTGCGATCTCGATCTGGCCGGTTCTCATATTTACACCCATAATCATTTGAGTGTCGATCGCTTCGGTTGCTGCGAGCTTGGTCGTGACAGCGATCTGGGTGCTTACGAGCTGTCTCGTTTTGTTCGGTGCAAATTTGAGCGTGATCTGGATCTGTCTCTTGGTGGTTGCCTCTGTGTTCGGGTTCTGAATGTTCTCAGCCACCTGCATGAGTGCCTCGTTGAGCTTTTCGGCAAAAGCACCGCCGGCGAGAGTCTCGAGGTTGATGTTACTCTGTACGCTTGTTTTCTTCATTTTCTGGATCCTCCTTCTTGGTCGTTGAATTATTCAGCTCGTCAATGCGAAGGCTGAGCTGATAGGTCGCATAGGCTACCATGTGGAGCTCTGCGTTTTTCTTTTTGGCGTCTTTGTGGGTTACTACAATTCCGATTGCTGACAAAATCAGGAAAACGGCCCATAATGCACACATGACGGCGCCGAGCGTGATTTCTGCTGCGGTCATTTCTTCTGTTCACCTCCTCTCGGTGTGGTTGCGGCTCTGAGAGCGCACTCGGTACAAACTCCGGTGGCTCCCGTTGCCTTTACTTGGCGCGCAAGCTCTGGTTCCCAGCACTCCCGGCCGCAGCGCGGGCATGTTACAAGGCGCCAGTCTGGGTGCTTGCTTGCGTCTGGTATATTGGAGCGGAGCGGAAGGCATATAAGCCCGCCGTCTCCGGGTTTCCACGGTTTTATTGTTATGTTCATGTTATGCCTCCCAGCTCCAGAGCCCCTGCTGGCCTTTTGCTTTTATGGGCTCCGGCAGTTCTTTGACGTTTCTCAGCTCCCATGCGTAACGGCCGAGAGAATAATCTCCGAGAGCCTTTTCGGTGTCTGGTAGAGTAGAGAGGTATTCTTCTGTTATGAGGTGGCACGCCACAAGCTCAGCCGTTGCAATTACTTCTCCGTAATTGAAATATGTCAGGAGCTCACCGTTTGCCATGCTTGCTTTTTCCAGCTTCTCAACCATGAGTCCGAAGGCTTTCTCTGACAGAAGCGGTACGACTTGGCGTATTGGTTTGACTGCTGCATGGATCGCAATCGGTCCTCTGTATTTTGTGGCCCAGCTTCTTGTCTCGTTATGTTTTACGCCGGCGGCTATAAATTCGGCCCACGGCTGCCATATTGTTATTGCTTTCATTTAGGCTCCTTTCTAAAAGCAAAATGTTAGTTGTCCTGTTTCGTCTGCTTGCGTATGCATTGGAATAACAAAGCCTTCCCAGTGCTCATAGGCGTGCCCGGTCAGACACTCAGCCGCTAAAATCAGCACATTTATGTCGCTGGCGTTTTTCATCCATGCGTATTCTTTCACGTGCCGTTTTATTTGTTCCAGCAGTGGGAGCAGGCCGTCGGCTTCGGCTGCTTTTTCAACGAGCCGAGCCCAGTCCTTGATCTCATATACTCCGCTGGGCGTTTTGTACGTTTCCCTGCCTTCTGTGATTTTTCTCCCGTTCTTATCCTTTCCGACCACCGTTGCCGTGAACATTCTCGAAGATAGTCTGGTGTAGTTCTCTATCATCTAGGCTCCTTTCTGGATAGCCGAGGCGCTCCAGTTCTTCGCGAAGGCCTCCGTGCTCTGATAAGGGCAAAAGAGGTGGCCATCTTTGGTTTTCACCTCGAAGCGTCCACGGCTGCGGACATATCTCACGATCAGTTCGTAACGCTGGCCGGTGACAAATCCCATTGATCCGGTTGTCCCGGTGAATGTCGCAATAATCTGGAGCGATCCGGTTTTACTTTTTGGGTTTTTCAAATCATTAAGCGCGCGTGTCAGCATTGTGCGTTCCTCCCTTTGTCTTTTTCAAAAATTCCAGCGTACCCAGATGATTGAGGCCGATCTCATAGTCTTGGATCTCGCTGCGTTTCAAGTGCTTGTGGCCGTATATGTCCTTCATATCTCGCCAGACGCTCCACGGTATGCGGTAGAACTGCTCAAACTTAAAGCTCACGAGCACGAAGCAGCTCGCGCCCATTTTCTCGTAGTTCTCCAGCAGTTCAGCCTGCCGATCGCTCACGGCAGAGGCTTCGATCTTGTCGGCGTCTGTATGTTTGGCCTCGAAGGCAATGCACCGGCCGCCGTTGAGTATTCCCTTGTAGTCGTTCTGGGCTTTCTTGGTGAAAACCGCGACATATTGGCCGCGTCTGCGATCTCCGTATGGTTTCAGAGGTCGCATAGGCTCCGGCGTTTTCTCAATGTCCGCAATATTCTGGGAGCGGTAGTAGTTGCACGCTGCGGAGATCATATTCTCGAAGCGTTCCCCGGCGTATTTAGCACGGCGGCCCTGCTGCCGGCGCTCATACTCGATATTTCTCTCGGCTTCGCATGGTGTAGGATCCGTGTAGCCCTCTGAATTTCGTCCGTTGCTCATATCACGCACCCCCTCTCAACATTGAGCTGCCATTTCTCAGGCTGCTCGCAATCATTTCGCCGAGTTCTGAGGTCTCCGTCGGATCTATGTTGATATGAACCGCAGTAACCTCTCTGAGACTCTTGCCGGCCTCCGCGAGTAGTGGAGCGGCAGCAGGCTGATCGGCGTATGCAGCAGCGGCAGAGGCGGCGAGTTTTCTCAGAGGTCTGCGCTGTGTTACTGCTGCATGATTGTAGATTTCCAGCACGTTCTCGATAAATTCCGGCGGGCCGAAAACTTGGATCTCAATGTCGAGCACTCCGGCGAGCTGGATTTCGTCATACATTCCAGCAGATACCTCGCAGCCGTAAACTCTGATAAGTTGGCAATATCTGAGGAGCTGGAGCCCGCAACGCAGGCCGAGCTTTCTTTCCTTTGGGTTGGAGTCGTCCACAAACTGCGTAAAATACACGTGAGGGGCGAGCGGCAGCAGGCCGTCATTCATTGCCTCGCGGCAGTATTCCTGCGCCTTGATGATGTTTTTCTCATAGTCACCGCGACACGGTGAGCAAATATAGGTTAATTTCATTCGGTGTCCTCCTAACATGGACCGCCGTCGCTGCCTTTGAACGCTCCCGCAGGAAAGTCCCAGAGCTCTGACGGGGTGGTAATTTCGTCTACTGTAAATTTTCCGCTTATAATCTGCCGGATCGCCTCGACTGCTGCATGGCAGACACAACTCTCAGCGTCTCCGACGTATTCCTCTAAGTCCTTTTTATTGTCGAGAGTGAAGCCCAGACGCTCCTCGTCGTTTTTCACCGCCTCAAATTCTTCGGGGAATAACTCACGGATCCCGGCCCAGTGCCTCGGTAGTGAAAAAATGCACATCATACACGAGCACCGGTTCCAGCCGGCAGAGTAGCAAGGGTGGGGCGTCGTTCGGTTCCTCTTTATCACTTCCCAGACGTCCCGCTCTGAATAATCAATAACAGCCCTCCACTGGTGTACGAGTCTATGAGCCTTTGCGGTGGCGTTTGACCGGTGGATCTCCATTTCGTTGTACTTCGAGCGCCCGGAGCTTTCGCCTCGGCGTTCTCCAGATACGATCAGGATCTTTTTATCCTTGCTGATTGTTTCGAGGTTCCTGATCGTCGCGGCTGCTACGTCTATTTTCAAGTAACCACTGCACCAGCGGCGCATTAAGTCGCCAGCTTTTGCCGGGAACTTCATGCGGTAGCCGTATGACTTTAGCTCCTCAAATTCCTCCTCTGTAAAATCGTCGGCCAGTTGTTCGCGGAGCTCTTGACTTCTGATCTGCTGTTTTGACTGGCTGCAGGTTTTGACTTCTCCGTCCTGCATGTACCGGATCGGATAGCTTGCGCCGACTCTGTAAACTTCGCCCCAGAAGCCTTGATCCCTCCAGCTAACCCGGAGTGTTACCTTTTCGCGTTCTGCGAAGGCTTTTACATATTCCTGAGTACAAGGCCAGTCCATGCGGCGCTCATTGTTCTTTCCGTCAATGTCATGGTGCCATAGCTCGATCTTGTTTTTCGGGACGCCCAGCTCTAAAAGTTTGAAATATGCAGCCGTCGAGTCTTTGCCTCCAGAAAACAGAACGATTACAAGGTCGTATTCCTCCAGTGGCAGCAGTTCGGGTAAATAGATTTTTTTCTCGTAGTCTGTGGCGTGCTTTCCGTCGATGTTTGGTTTTATTCTTTTACCGGTGCCATAAGAACGATCCGAGAGTTTTCCCCATATTACGGGGGTGCCTCGACTGCACTCGGTATCTTTTATGTATTCCGGCATTTGATACCTCCTAAATGATTTTTATTGTCTGGTGACTGCTGCCGGGCTGCCATACGAACCACGAGTAGCTCGTGGCGTCCGTTCCGTGTCCGGTAAAGCTCGGGCGCTTATGTAGTGTGTAGAGTCCCGCGAGCTGGTGATCTTCCCGCTGCCAGAACTCAAAACGCTGGTCGCTTTCCATGAACGCGGTGCGGAGCAGGAAAATGAGCCTGCCGCCCGGTTTAAGTAGCCCGAGACATTTCTCAACAAATTCGATCGCCTGATTAAATGGCGGGTTGCCGATGATAAGATCGTACTTTTTCCCGAGGTCCATGCTCAGAAAGTCGTCAATAATCACATTGACGCCGAGATCCTGCAGGTGCTGCGCTTCCTCCGGTCTGATCTCCACCGCGTCGATCGAAAAATCGCCGTATTTTTGTAGTGTCTTGATTATGTTGCCGCTACCTGCTCCCGGTTCCAGCACCTCGTCCCCCCCCTCAGAGGGAAAACGTCGAGAAATGTCTCGATCGTCGAGATCGGTGTCGGGTAGAAGTCGTGCGGCTTTCTGGTGCTTCCTCTGTTTGTTGCACTCATTGTCTGCCTCCTTATCTGCTGCGCCAGCTCTGGCCCTCCATGACGAGCGCCTCGCACATTTCTCGCAGCCGGTCCACAGTAGCCCTCGCTGTCATGTCGTCCCCATTCTGAGGAG